ATAAGCAATAGGATTTGCTTTATTAACATTATCCTTAAACATGATGTATGGTTCTCCTGTTTCCATTCTAGCTTTCAAAATTTTAGCCCAACGTTCCATTGATGGTTGGTCTCTTGATTCTAATTTTCTCATAAACACATCATCTACAACAACACATTGATGTAAATTTAAACATTGTCTATTTGGATCACCTTTTGGTCTTCTAATTTCTAAAAATTCATCAATATCTGCGTGATTAATATCTAAGTTAACAGATGCTGCTCCTCTTCTTACATTACCTTGATTAGTAGCAATAATAGTTGAATCATAAATTTTAGCCCAAGGCACAACTCCTTCAGATTTACCATTACCTTTAATTTCTCTTCCACGTGGTCTAATGCGAGATAAACTAATACCTACTCCTCCACCAACAGATGTTAATTTCATTAGTTCCGCGTTAGTTAAACCAATTCCTCGTATAGAATCTGGTGTATCTACACCAAAGCATGAAATAGGTAAACCTCTATCTGTGCCCATGTTTGATAATACAGGTGATGCTAATCCTAACCAACCATTCCATAATATTTTAAAGAATTTATTCTCTAAATCAGGTCTGTTTAATCTTGTAGCAGCCGCTATTGATACTCTTCGGTATGCTTTTTTAGGTGTTTCTCCAGGTAGCAAGTATCCCTTGCTAATTGTGGCTAATGATATTTCGTCCATCCATTCAGGATAGTCACGACCAATTACCCACTCGTTTATGTTTGATATTAAACTGTTATTATCCATTTATATTTAATTAATTATTTTTCTTTTACAATTTCTATTAATTTTTTAAGACATTCAAGTTCTGCTTCTTCGTAGGTGTCATACTCATCGATACTAAAGTTTTTGACTGATGAATATACAATAGCAATATATTTTTTATTATGTTGAATTGTTAAATCAAAACCACATTTCTCTCTAAACCATCTAAATGCTTGTTGGTATATTGGTGCTGAAATGAAAACATAATCACTATTACAGTCATTAGGTTTTCTAAACCATTGCAATTCTTTTCCATCTCCATAAGCATTTTGAGTATAAAAAGCTATACAAGGTTCATCAAATCCTAATTCTTTTAAAGCTACTGCTTGTTCATAAGGTATAAACTCTTTTTCCATAATTTTTATTAATTTTTATATTTCCAATTAAAACCTTTACATGATTTAGATTCACCCCGACATACCCGAGTGATAAGATTATATCCTTTTATATTAAAGTATTCATTAATAGATTTAATTGAATCCCATTCTTTTATAAAATTACCCTCTAAGTCATATTGTTCAACTTTTCGAGTCATACTTTTTGAAATTTTTTGCTTTACATCATCTGGGGTTTTATATCCTAAACGGTGTGTATTCCCAATCATAGATTTGCTAATTTTTGATTTAGCTTCTTCACTTATTTTTTTACCTAATTTGTACTTATTTCCTTTTTTAGAGGCACTCATTAATGTTTTAGAATAATTTGTATAGTATTCTGGTCCTCCTCCACCTTGGTTTTGATTTTTTAATTTAAACCCCCAACATAAGAATTGACTTATCCAATATCTTTCCCAAAATACCCAATTTTTTAAATCAACTTCATCTAAGATTTCTAAACAACAATCTCCATACTTTAATATGTGGTTTCGGTTACGATTTTCAGGGTTAATACTTTTTCCTACATAAAATGGAATATCATCCCCATAATGTAAATAATATATATACGCTTTCATTATTATGATTTTGGTAATAAATATTACATCTTTTAGTCTTTACCCTATTCCCATATATTAAAATAAATCGTTTGCGTCCCAGTTTTGAACTCCTTTTGAATAATTTGTTACTCTACTTGCGAAGAAATCAGTATGTTGTTTACCAGCTGATAAACTATCAAACCATTTCATTCTTTTTATTGAGGCATCATCAATACCATTTACTATAGACTCGTAACCTAAATCTTGCATTTTAGTATTAACTCTATATTTAATAAAACTAACTAAATCATATTTTGAACAACCATCTAAATCTCCCATTTCATAAACTTTATCAATAAAGTCTAATTCTAATTTTAAAGATAATAAAGCTGCTTCTTCAATTGATTTTCTTAATTCTGGTGTGTTTAATTCTGGTTTTTCTAACATTAATTGTCTAAATAACCAACATCCTGCTTCAGAATGTAATGACTCATCTCTAATTGACCATTCTACAATTTGTCCTACTCCTTTTAATAAATTTCTTAATTTAAAAGATAATAAAATTGCAAATGATGAAAATAAATTAACTCCTTCAGTAAATGCTGAAAATATAGCTAATGATTTTGCTCTTTCACTCCAATCAACTTCACCATTGTGTGAATCTCTTACATCCATTAATCCCTGAATCTTAGCCATTGTGGCTTCGTCTTCTAAAAACTCTGAAAAATTGTCTAATCCTAATTCTTCATTCAATAATGAATAAGCTTCAGCGTGGATAGTTTCAAATGCTCCAAAAGTAACAGCCATTTTAATGATTTCAGGTTTTCTAAACCAAGATGTTACTAAATTTGTCCAGTAATCATTTACTACTGTTTCGGTTTGAGCGAAACCTTTTAAAATAGAACCTATAATGTTCTTTTCAGTTTCTGATAAATTTTGTTTCCAATCATTTACATCTGACATCATTGGAACTTCTGTGTGTAACCAATGCGCTTGGTGTTGTTTTAACCAGAAGTCATGCGCTTCAGTGTATTCAAATGGCTTATAAACCACTCTTTCTTTTGTAATGTCTCTCATGTGTGTTTTTAAAATTTAAAAGTTGGGTCTATAAATACATTAAAATAAAGGTTAATCACTATTAAGAATAAAATTTCTTAAAAAGTCTTTTTCTTCTCTATCTACTGCGTTATAATCGCCTGACTTTTTGTCTGTGCTGGATGTATCGATTTCTAGGAAGTCTTCGAATATTTCAATTTTACCCATGGAAGTATCGATGGTTGAAGCAAATGTCATACCGTCTCCTCCTAATCTATTCTTCATAACATGCCAACGTCCTGTATTTTCTAATTTATCTTTTCTATTTCTAGCTAATGATAAAACGATATCCCCAATCATCAACTTAGAATATGAGCCTGCTATGTTATCTCCTTCAATAATATCACTTTTAGCACCTGTTCTGTTAGCTTGTGATGGAGTTACAATTGGGATACCTAATTCTGTTGCTAATCCTCGAATACTGGTGTATATATCTTCTGTACCTTCTAATCTGTCTCTTGATGAGTTTTTAAGTAAATCAATATAATCAATATAAATTACATCAGGTACAAATTCATATTGCATTCTTAATTGTTCAATATGTTGTTCAATATTATCTAATGTAGTTTTACCTGCAGGAAATTCTTTAATTTTAATCTTACCAGGTATCTCTTGAGCCATTCTCTCAATTTCTTCACGATGCATTGTAATTTTATCTACAGGGATACTTAATAAATTAGCATCCATACGTCTTGCTACATAAGTTTCACTTAATTCAAGAGTATAATATAATACATTAAATCCTAATTTAGCAGCATGTGTTGCCATATCAATAATAGCCCATGATTTACCACCACCAGGATTACCAAATATAATGACTAATTCACCTTTACCATAACCACCTTGTGTAATACCATTCATAACATCCCAAGGAAATGGAATTGGTGATCTATTATCATCACGATATCTAGTTTCAACATCTTTTTCATACTCATGACCAATAGATCTTATTTCACCTACTTTAAGTGCATTAAGAATTAATTGTCTAATTGAGTCAAAGTCATTAATACTTAATAAATTTGTAGAAGCAATAATAGCTTTTTTCATTTGCTGATTTCGGCAAAATCCTAAAAATTCATCTTTAATGTATTGAGCATCTGTCTGTTCTGAATCTCGATATGCTTGTACTAGCTGTTCTTTAACTGCTATTTGTAACACATCATTTTCAATTTTTTGTATTTCTACCTTTAGTGCTTCCATTGAAGGCACAGTATGGTATTTATGAAAATAACTTAAAACTTCCTTAATAATCCATTGATGTGAAGTATTTTCAAAATAATCTTCAGTTAAAGCATCGGATATAGTAATTAAGAAATTTCTATCTGTTAATAGAGCGCCTATTACTTTGATTTGAAATGCGGGTCCGTATTGGGACAGTTTTGATAAAGTTGTCAATATATAACCTATTTAATTGTTAATAACCTATTTTTGTAAATATACTATCTTAATATGAGAGAGCCAAAATTTTCTGATAACCAAGCGTGAGTATTTGGTATAGAATTTACTAACCCATCTGACTCATATAACACCATAAACCCACCAACATTTAATGAATTAATTTCTTCATTTAGTAGATCAATTATATCTTCTTTGCTATCGTCTGATATATTAGGTTCGCGTATATTCATTAATTGATAGTTGATATTTAATTGATTTTTGGTTTCTAATATACCTGCGTACATTGGACTTTTCTTTGCGTTATCTTCGCTTATCTTGTAAATATCTTCTAATTTATATTCTTGTTGTTCATTTAAAGGAAACAACTTAATTATTTTTTTAGGACCTAATCCTCTAACTCCTGGGAGATTATCTGAATTATCACCTA